ACTGGCGGCGGCCCGTTGGCGCGGATTGCCCAATTGCGGCAGGCGCCTAAGTAGTCGTCCAGTTTGTTCTGGTTGAATTGATCGGCCATCGCGCGCGCTTGCGCGGCGAACGTGGCTCTTACTTCGGCTTCAAACATGGTTGCTCCTTCGTTTTGATGTCGAGCGGCCCGTATTCGCGGGCGAGTTCCTTGATTTCCTGTTTTGCGGGTTGGTCCAGCGGGAGGAAGTACGGCCCGCCGATCTTGTCGCCTTCGTCAGTGGTCGCTACTACGGCAGCGGTGCGGAGTTTCATTTATCCATGCCCTTTAACGCCCGATCGATATACCACCGCGCCTTTTCCAAGTCCTGCCGCATGGTGCCTTTGTCTTGGCAGCGCCACAGGTACTTCATGGCGTTGCCGAGGCAGTAAGCGAGCCCCCAGCCGTGATCTTCGATGATCTCAATGCACTCCGCGCGGCATCCGGTGTAATGCGGCGGGTGATTGACGACATCAACGGGTAACTGCCGATGCTCTGCCATTATTCCTCCACCGCCCGATACACCTTGACGGCCACGGCGGTGTGCTCCACACCGTCAAACTGCACCAGCGCAATCAGCCGGCCCCAGGCGTCCCGGATGAGGTCGGCGAATTTCTGCACGCCGTCCACCGTCACCCGCACGGCGTCGCCTTCGCGGATATGGACGAGTACCTGCGTCACCTTGCCCGCCGGCCAGGGGTGCTGCGGTGCAAGTTCGCGGAGTCGGTCGTAGTCGATGCAGCTCACCTGGACGAGATCGACGTTCGGCGCAGGGTTGCGGTCGTCCTTGCCGCAGATGGACTGCCCCCGTAGCGCGGCGATGGCGAGGATGATGGCGGGGATCAGCTTCGGCGAGATCACTTCACGGCCTCCTCGAAATTGCGCATGATCCGCTTCAGGTGCGCTTCCGTGTACGCCTCTTTTTGGTCGGTGGCGATGCCGTTGCACGTCAGCACGTCGGCAACGATAGCGACCGGCGTGGTGGCGATGCCAACCGCCGCCTTGGTGAGATTTTCCAGGATTCCGAACATGGCTACTTTTTCACCTCGTCGGCAATCTTCGTCAGTGTGCCGTCGTCGTTGATTTTGCACGCTGGTACGGATAGCGCCCGTTTGCACGCGTCGGCCACGATGGCCTCGTATTGCGCGCGCAGTTGCTTTTGCTGGTCGTCAAGCTCTTTGGACTTGCCGACTACATAGCCCAGCGCGGTGCGCTCGGCGGTGTTCAGGGAGGGCGTGGGTTTCGGCTGTTCAGCCGCCGCAAGCAGGCCCATGCTTGCGATGAGGGTGATGGTGCGCATAAAATGAAGGGGTTGGGGTATGAGCGGAGCGGCGTTAGCCGTGGCTCCAATAGATCCGGGTTACCGGACCGCTCCCAAGTGAGCGGATGGCCAATCTTCCGTTGTCTAGCTAGCTTTGCCGGGGAGAAATCCCCGGTTTAGTTTTTTAGCAGGTGCCGCCGGTCATGATGCCGCTTGAAAATGTCAGCGTGCAAGTACCCGTGCCAGCCGCGTCCCGCACGGTTTTCGTGCCTGAAAACGCTGTCCCGCTTGGAGGCGTGATGGTGCCCGTGATGTCCATGTCGGTGAACCAGCCTTTGTTAAACCGAGCCGACGAAATCCCCACGCTTCCCGTGTTGGCGGTGCGCGGCCGAATGCGGCCAGAGTTCTCGACGTAGAAGGTTTCGGAGGCGACTTGGTTCCAATACGCGGAACTAGACCCGTTGATATAGGTATTGTTCGACGTCGGCAGGATATCGCCCGTGATCGTGCCATTGAGCGTCACAGTGCCATTGATATTCGTGCTATTCAGGTAGGCCAGCCACCGCACCGCATTCGAGCCGAGCGCGTATGTGCTGCCCGTCGTAGCGATCAGGTCCGAGGAGAACGTCGAGGACGCCGTGATCGTGGAGCCGGCCAGCGACACCGCGCCGGAAGTGGTGAGCCCCACAAACGTGGCGTCCCGGCTGGCGTTGATCACGGTCGTGCCGGCGACGCGATACGCTGGGGAGCCCGTGGCGTTAATGACGGCGGCTGATAGGTTGCCCGTGATATCCACGCCCGCAGCGAACGAAGCCAGCCCAGCAGAGTCAATGCGCAGCCGCTCGGTCATAGTGCCGGATGTGTTGGCGGTGCGGAAGCGAATGCGGCCGGGCACAACGCCGGATGACACGGTGCCATCTACTTCGCCGTTTACCTCGACTGCGCGCTGGAAGTCTGTACCGTCGGAACCGCGAAAAACAAACAGCCCGAGTGTTTCCCCGCTTACCACTGCGCCTTGCGTGCCAATGGTGCCGTTGCCTGATTTGTTGAAATCCAGCACGCCACCATGGCCATCGGCGGTAGACCACGTATTGATTGCCATGCCCGCGTAATCGCCTGCGAAATTGACGTTGAAGTTTTGTCCCAGCCTCACGATGGGCGAGGTGTGTCCGACGGTGGCGATACCCGTGGCGCGGTAGACATCCGAGCCGCTGACGGTCCACCCGCCCCCGGCAGCTTGCCAGGAACCAACGCCGGAGCCGTCCGAGGTCCACACGTAGCCACTTACAGCGCCCGTAGCGATGGTGAGGCCCGCAAACGTCGCTTCGCGGCTTGCGTTGATGACCGTCGTGCCGGAGACTCGATAGGCTGGCGAGCCGGTCGCATTGATGACCGCGCCGCTGATATTGCCGGTCACATCAAGCGTGCCGGGCATGGTCACCGCTTGATTTTTGAATGCCATGGCGACGTCATACGCGCCAATGCCGCTTGCGGTCTGGATGGTCACCAGCTCATCGGCAAACGATGCGGAGTCGTACCGTCCGCAGATGCGCCCTGCGGTGTAAACCGTAGACGTGGACGTGTCCGTAGCAGCCATCGCCATGCACGCGCCGTAGACGCCGTTGGTGGAGTTGGCGACAATGAGAGGCTCGGAGTATCCAGCAGCGCCCAGCGTGAGAGTAAGCGGAGCCGTAACGCCAGCGGCAGCTTGCCATGAGCCAACACCAGAGCCATCCGAGGTCCACACGTAGCCGGACGCCGCGCCGGTTGGGATTGTGAGTCCAACGAAGGTTGCTTCCCTGCTGGCGTTGATGACCGTTGTTCCATTGACCCGATAGGCGGGCGAGCCAGTGGCGTTGATGACGGCAGCCGATAGGTTGCCGCTGATGTTGGCCGCTCCAGATAGGTCAAGCGATGCGCCGTTGATCTCGTCCCACCGCTGCGTGGTCTTGCCAAGGTCTCGGACGTTGGCGGTGCTATCGGGCAGGAGGTCGGTGTAGATCGTCGTCGTCGCCACGGCTGCGCCGGATGCGATCTTGTCTGCTCGCCAGACCGTGTTGCCGCCGTTGTCGCGCAGGTAGAAATACGAGTTCTGGCCAGCGCCAACTCCGCTCATCACGACATTCAGATCCCAAAAGGACGCGCCCGTGGAGGAGCCGGTATTATCGAACAGTTGCAGCTTCCGCGTCTGCATGTAGTCGCCCGTACCGCCGCTGACGACCGAATCGAAAATCTTCGAGTATGCCCCCAGCACCCGCGCTGATGTGCTGCCGATGGTGTATGAGTCAGTCGTGGCGGGCAGGAGTGCCGAAGTCGTGAAACGAAATCGCTCCGCCGAATCGACCAGCATTAACATCGGGTCAGCGGTCATAGAGCCAACCCCAACGGCACCGCTGTAGTTGCCTTGTATGCGGATTTCCTTACCGCTCACAACGGATGCCAAGTAGCTCCCTGCCGTCACTGTAGAGGTCGTTTTCACCGCGCCAACCACATCGAGCGGCACCGTAGGAGAGACGCCGATGCCTAGATTATGGATCACTTTCGTGTCGCCGTCGGCCTCGATGGTAAGGTCGGTAGACGGCCCCGCGGAGCCCGAAGAATCAAAGCGGGCGAAGTTCAAATCTTTGTCGTCGTAGCCCCACCACAAACCACGCTGAGAAGCCGTTCCGGTGGTTGGATTGCCGAACAGAATGGCGCTGTTTGCGGCGCCCGAAGCCTGCGTAAATTCAGCCAGCGTCCAGATGTTAAACGCGCTTGAAATCTGCCGCAATTGCCCGTTCGGCGCCATCGTGGCCGACATGGAAATATCGTATGGGGTCGTCACGCTCCCCATGTCGTTCTTGCCGATCCCTAGGTTGGCCGCGTTGGCCCCGGCCTGGACGCCGATTTCGCAACCGATGATGTTGTTCCCGTCGATGGTGGTGTTGTTTGCGCGCCGAACCTTGATTGCCGTGTAGTTGGTCGTCGTGCGGCAGTTGATGGTGTTGCCGGAGATGGTGGCATTGTCGAAATAGGTGGTTCCGCCCGTGTTGCCATAGTCGATCCCAATGAACGACGCCTCAAACGTCTTAGGCGTGATGACATTGCCAGAGATCACCAGCCCGTCAAACGGGATGGTTCCGTCGAAGCGAATCCCGGCCTCAGTGTTTCCGTCGAAGCTATTCCCGATGATCGCCGCAATCGAAGTGCTATCAAACGAGGCGCCACCAGAGGCCGCGGTGAATTGTGCATCGATGCCAACGGCACAGCCAAGGAACTTGTTTGCGATGATTCGGCCGCCGCCGCCGTTCACCCAATAAATACAAGTGCCCTCGTTGTCGTCTTCCTGGAAAAAGTTTCCCGACACGAGGGTATCGCCGTAATCAGTCCCCCAGTCATTTTCGAGATGCAGGTGGTGGTTATCGATGTTGAACGTGCGTACGCCACGAATTTGCGACGCGCATTGCTTGTCGAACCATATGCCGTTGTAGAGGTTTTGGAGTTTGACGTTTTCGACAATCGACTCGCAGTTATGCGTGGTGGCCTCGGTAAAATAGATCCCGCCGCCGCTGGTCGCTGTGCCGGTTCCGATGATGTAAAAATCTCGGAAAATAAAGGCAGACGGGTTATGTGCGTATAGCGCCCATTGCTCGCCTAATACGTTGAGCATCGAGTAACCGTAGTGCGAGTACCCGTTTCCGATAATTTGAAGCGGCTGGCTGAGATACACATTCGTAGCCGGGGAGTTTGGCGCTGGCGGGTCAATCGTGAGCGTGGCGGCCGGAAGGCGGATGACGCCATTCGTGCCGAGAACAATAGCCGCTTCTTGCAGTCCGTCAGAGGCAGAGGAAGCCGTCCACGCGCCGCTGTGTGTCGAGACTGCCGTGAAGATCAGCGTGCCGCTGCTGGCTCCGCTTGTGCAGGTTCCGCCGGTAATCCGCACCGTCTCATCGGTCCCAGTGCCGCCCGCGATGCGGATATTATAGTAGGTGCTGGACGCGGACACGCCAAGCGGGCATGGCGTCAAAGTGATCGTATTAGAGCCAATGGACAGGCTTCCGCCAGGGGCTTGGGACCAGTCGTAACTCGTGACATCCGCCCCGCCGCAGGTTCCCCAGCCCCATTGGCCCGCGCCATCGGTCTGGAGGCATTGGCCGGTGGAGCCGTCGGCGGTGGGAAGCGTGAAATCGACATCAGCGGCAAGTGTGCCAGCACGAAGTTTCAGCCAGTTAGTTCCGCCTGAGCGCGGTTCCTGTAGCCAGAGTTGGCCTGCCAGGCTCCCGGAGGACTGGGAGACTTTGTACGGCGTGGTGGCCTGCCCAAAGGCGGCGAGCGTGGCGAGAATGAGGAGTAATTGACGCATTATGCTTGGTTGTTGGTCGAGGGCCCGCTGAACCACCACAGGCCGTCACCGCGGCCGACAAACGGAAAGCAGAACGTGATACCGGCGGCGGCCGGAATGAGTGAGTTTGGGACGGTGGCGAACCAGTCAGCGTGAAATGCAATCGTGTGTGGCGATGCGCCGGTAGTCCCGAAAACGTACAGCGTCGCCCCGGTCGTAGCTGCGACGGTTGGCGTTATCGTTGTGTTAGCGGTCAGCGTGCCGATTTCATGCAGGTACACCCCGGCGCCGCTCGATGCGGTCACAGCCGCCCCACTGCCGCCCACGGAGCCGCCGCCACTGGTGCCCTTAATGATGTCGGTGTAAGTGCGGAGGAGCGGCCCTTTGACTGCTTCAATGCGCCCGCGCCACTGGTAAGTAGCGGTATCTGGAACGCCCTCCATGTGGGTGAGGTTGACCGAGCGCACGAGGAAATTGCCCGTCGTGCCGTAGCCCGCGCGGGTCATGGAAATCACGTCGCCAGGGCGGATCGTGAGGATATCGGGCTCTTTGTAGTCGTTTGTTTCCGCGCTCAGAACATAGGTCAGTTCTTTGTGGGCGTCCAGGTAGGCTTGCGCCGCCGTGGTGGCGTCGGACCGCGTTAACTGGCCTTCAATTTCGATGAGCTTGTGATAAATGCCGCTGTTGCCCTCAGCGGTCGCACGTGCGGTAATCTCGCCCGTGTCGGACACGCCGACATAAATCAAATCGAGGCCCACGTATGTGACCTCTAGCGCAACGGCCAGGGCGAGCGCGGCGCCCCCGTCATCCTGCCGAATCTCAGCCGATCCGGCTTGCCAATACCAGTCTTTGCCGGTATCAACACCCAGGACGCCAATGGTGCCCTCAACGCCTGCCACGCGGACCGTGGGTGTCTGCGCAACAGGGTAATCGAGCGTGAATGACTTGTTGGCTCCATCGCCCGCAAAGGCTTGAGTTTCCGGATCGCGCAGTGATTGCCCGACGCGCGCGGTGACCGTGTTGCAGTAGTCTTCGCGGGTCGCGCGAACGCTCATGGCGCTGACGTTGGTTCCGTCGCTGATAGCAAATGGCGCATCAGGCGAGGCTGAAGGCGTGAAGAAGTTCAGCCGGTTGAACTCGTCAATATACCAGCGCATCCCCGCCATTTCGGCCAGCGCGTCAAAGGCTTCTTTGACTGTCGAATAGTCCACCGCGAACCGGTCAATCGTCGGCCCGGTTTCGACCAGCGAAACGTCTGTCAGGTCGCCGGATAGCGAGTTAGTGACGATATCAGAGACGATGTACAGCACCGTCTTACCGGTCCACTCGTATTGGCCCGCCAGTCTCCGCGTGGTGGCGTGGTTAAGGTCGGTGGCCGTGATCCGGCACTCATTAGCGGTCGTGTGATCCCGTCTCGTGGTGGTGATTTCCTGAGCCGTGCCAAAAAACTGCACGTCCGACGCCTGGTCCTGTATTTCAATGATGT